ATGCAACTGCGGCGTCCTCACCGAGGGGTTCGACGATCCTGGCGTCGAGGTGGTCGTGCTCGCGAGGCCGACCAAGTCGCGCGCGCTCTTCGCGCAGATGGTCGGACGCGGCACGCGCCCGCTGCCTGGCATCGTCGACGGCCCCGAGACGGCCGCGGCCCGCGTCGCGGCGATCGCGGCGAGCGCGAAGCCGTGCTGCGAGGTGGTGGACTTCGTCGGCAACACGGGACGGCACCGCCTGATCTCGGTCGCGGACATCCTCGGCGGCAACGACCCCGAGCCCGTTCGCGACCTCGCCGCCGAGATCGCCCGTCAGAACGGGCGCGGCGCCGATGTCGAGTCCGCGCTTGCCGAGGCGCGCGCGCGCATCGAGGAGGAGCGCCGACGCGCCGAGGAGGAGGCCGAGCGCCGCGCCGAGGCGAAGAAGCTCCGCGACGAGCAGATCGCTCGAGAGGCCGCGCGCCGCGCGAACCTCCGCGCACGCGCCGACTACCGCACCAGCACCGTCGATCCGTTCGAGGTGCTCGGCGTCAGGCGCGACCCCGCCGCGCTCGCCAAGTGGGCTGGCTCGGGGCGCCCGATCAGCGACAAGCAGTCGCAGATGCTCGCGCGCTCGGGGATCGACCCGCGCTCGCTCAACGGCGACGAGGCGCGGCGGCTCTGTCAGGAGATCATCGCGCGGTTCAAGACGGGCAAGTGCACATTCAAGCAAGCCGCGATCCTGCGGAAGCACGGTCTCGATCCGAACATGTCGAAGGCCGACGCCACGAAGGCGCTCGACGCGATTTTCAAGAAGACCTACACCGAGCCGAAGCCGATCGCACCGCCGCCCACGATGGAGGTGTTCTGATGCCGTTCGACTGGGTCCAAGCGGCAAAGCCCGCGCCAGACGCCGACGAGGTGCGCTCGCTCGCGAGCATCGTCGATGTGGTCGGCTCCCGCGTCGCGCTCCGACGCAAGGGCCGCGAGCTCGTCGCGCTCTGCCCGTTCCACGAGGACAGCACGCCGTCGATGGCCGTCATCACCCACAAGGGGCGCGGCTTCTACAAGTGCCACGCGTGCGGCGCGGGCGGCGACGCGATTCGTTTCGTCATGGACTTCCACGGCGTGGACTTCGCCGAGGCGGTGCGCATGATCGCCGATGGATTCGCGCTGCCGTCCGTCCCGATGAAGCGCGCGGCCAAGGCGCCGAAGATCGAGGAGCACCGCTACCGCGAGGACTGCGGCGAGATCATCGACGCGTGGCGCGCGCAGACGCCGCTCCAGCGCGTCGTCGACGCAGCCCACACGCTCGGCGTCACCGAGTCCGCGCTCACCGCATACGGCTTCGCTTGGTGCCCGGTGGGCGACGGATCGTGGGCGTTCCCCATGCACGACGGCGAGGGCCGCGTGTGCGGCATCCGACTCCGCGAGCCCGTCGACTCGGGCGCGGCGAAGTGGGCTCTGAAGGGCTCGCGCGCGGGGCTGTTCCTGCCCGAGGGCGTGCGCCGCACCTCGCTCGACCGCGTGTTCGTGGTCGAGGGGCCGACCGACGCCGCCGCGCTCGAATGGGTCTACCGCGACGAGCCCGTCGCCGTCATCGGCCGCGCGTCGTGCACGGGCCAGCACCAGCTCGTCGTGCAGGCGGTGCGGCTCCTCGCCGCGCGCGAGCCCGAGGTGGTCGTGATCGCCGACGCGGACGGACCTGGCGTCGAGGGCGCGAACGCGCTCGCCGACGACCTCGTCGCGGAGTTCGCGCGCGTGAAGGTCGCCGTCCCGCAGCGCGGTCTCGGCGAGGGGCTCGGGTGCAAGGACATCCGCGAGTTCGTGAGGAACAACGACAGGGAAACCGCGTTCCGGCTCATCGAGTTGAAGGTGAGCGCGCGCATGTGGCACCGCAGGAGGAGCGTCAAGTGAGCAGCTGGATTCCGATTTCATCGACGATCGCGAACAGGACGGAGGTACGCGTCCTCGCGCGAACCCTCGGCATCGCGGACGCGCACGCCGTCGGGCTGTGCGTCATCTTCTGGGCTTGGGTCGACGCCGAGAGCGCCGACGGGTCGCTCCCGCGCGTGGTCGCGGGCGACATCGACGCGGTGGTCAAGCACCCGGGCTTCGCCGACGCGCTTGAGAGCGCGGGCTGGCTCATGTTCGACGATGGCGGCGCGGTCGTCCCGAAGTTCGAGCGGTGGATGGGTCAGAGCGCGAAGCGCAGGGCACAGGACCAGCGGCGCAAGCGCGCCGAACGCGAAAGGGGCAAGGCCAATGTCTGAACGGGTGAAACTGCTTGAGGAGGCGATCCGCATCGTGCGCGAGCGCGGAGATGACTACGGGAAGCCGGGCGATCACTTCTCGATCACGATCGGCATGCTCAACGCGGCCTTCGCGCGCAAGCTGCGCGAGCCGTTGGTGACGGCGGACTGGCCGATCATCATGGTCTGCGACAAGATCGCGAGAGAGCAGCACAAGCCAAAGCGCGACAACGCCTGCGACATGGCGGGCTACGCCGCGTGCCTCGGCGAGATCCGCGCCGAGGAGAAGCGCCGCGAACTGGAGGGATGGGCGCGCGCCGAGATCGAGCGCAGGAAGGTGGACGCGAAGGCATGAGCACGGTCATCGCACACATGCGGGCGGCGGCGACGCTCGACGAGGCCGCGCGGATCGCGGCGGAACTCATGCGGTCGATGGCGGCAACGATCGGACGGTCGGCACCGGCGCGCGGATCGACGCTGCACAGATGGGCCGACTCTCTCGACGAGGCCATCGAGATCGCGAACGAGGAGCGGATCGACACCGAACTTGAGGAGGTACCGATGCAGATGGGAGTGCAGCGAATGGCGGACGAACTGCGGCACCGGGCCGCCGAGCGCGCGGGCAAGGACGGCACCGCTTCGCAGATGGTGGAGTGGCAGGCGGCGAAGCGGATCGAGGACTACGAGGCCGAGCGGCGGTGGCTCATCAACGAGAACCAGCGCCTTCGCGCGCTGAACGCCTCGCATCTCGCGCGGGTCGCGGTCGCGGAGTGGACGCCATGAGGGTCGAGATTCACTGCGACCACGCGCCCGAGGTGTTCAGACGGACGCACAGCGAGATGGAGACGCGCTACCGCACGGTCATCCGCTACGAACAGCCCGACTGCTTCGCGGAGGTGTGCGTCGAGTACATGGACAAGCTGGACGGCCAGTGGACCACGCTCACGGTCGCGCCGCTCGGCGCGCAGGAGCTCCGCACGGCGCTGCGCGCGGTCGACGAGAACTCGCTCGATGCGATGCTGCCGTGCATGGACGAAAGGAATCCGCATGACGATTTCTGACCACATCGACCGCGCGCTCGCGTGGATCGCGTCGCACCTGCCGCTCGTCGCCGCCGTTGGATGGGGGCTGTGCATGTACCTTGTGGGGTTCATCATTGGGAGGATTGCATGAGCGAGATCGACACCAAACAAGAGCCTTATCGTCTCAACGACGCCGAGCTGGATCGTCTCGCCGAGAAGCCCGTGCTGGGTGCGGAACTCGCCGCCGACCGCCTCCGCTGGACGGAGGCCGAGATCACCCGCCTCCGCGCCGAGAACGCCGCGCTCCGCTCCGACCTGATCGTCGCCAAAGCGCGGGTCGCGGCGATGCAGCGCGACCTCGCGGGGAAGACCCGCGAGCGCGACAAAGCGCGGAGGGAATCCTGCGTGCTCGAGAGCATGCTGCGTTTCAGCAAAACGCACCCAAAGGAGACCGTGTCAAAGGTAGTGATTTTGCGTCTCGCGCAGGAAATCGCCGTTGAGATGGAATGGGACTGCTTCCCAGAGAAGGAGGAGCGATGAGCGACACACCGAGGACGGACGCGGTTCAGTTTCATCATCTAATTGCCCATGTTCCCGTGCATTTCGCCCGCGAACTTGAGCGCGAACTCAACGCCGCGAATGCCGAGGTCGCCGCGCTCAAGGCGCAGCGCGACGAGGCGTTCAAGCGCGCGATCAATGCGGTGCTGAGGGCCGATGACAACAAGTCCGACCCGCTCGCGGAGATGTGGGCGGCGCTTGCGGAGTACCAGCCGATGGCGGACCGCGACGGACATGGGGAGTCGTGGCGAAAAATGTGCAAGGAGCGTAATCCAAAGGCTTCGTTTGAGGCACTGGCGGCGGCGGAGTCGGCGTCGGCTTTGGCGGCGTCGGCGGCTTTGTCGGCGGTGGGAGCGGCGGCGGCATGGCCACAGACGCGAGCGGTGTGGGCCTCGGACTCCATCGCCGCGATCCGCCGTGCGAAGGAGGGCGCATGAGCAAGGAAACCATCACCGTGACCCCGCGTGGCGCAGGAAAGCGCGAGATCAACCGCCTACGCGCCGAACTGATGATCGCGAACATGGAGCGCGACTTCGCGCAGAGGGAAATCTGCGAGCGCGAGGCGCGGGAGAATTGGATTGTTGGCGAATCCCCCGAGGGGGTTGTGATCAACACTCCAGAGCGCGAGGCGCGGCTTCGCGGATGGAAGTGCTACGACGCAGAGGGGGCGAAGCCGTGAAATGGCTCACGAACCTATTTCACCCAGCGGCAGTCACGCGCACGCTGAACCGACCGCGATCCGAGACCGCCGAAGAGCCGTATCTCGCTGGGTACGAGGATCGCGCGAATGGGCGCTTTCCAAGTGTGCACCCGAAGGTTTATGTGAATCGGTGCCAGTGCATCCGATGCCGCGAGTACATGCAGGGATGGCGCGATGCGGAAGAGGACCGTGTTATTCATCTGCGCCGCCTTGCGGAGAAGAAGCGCGCCGAGACGCTCGGCCACGCCCCGATCCACCGAGAGCCCGAGCCGACACCTGCGCCGCCGGAGCCCAAGCGATGACCGAAT